ACTAAAACTATTTGAAAATTATATTAGAAAACTTTAAATTTATAAATAAAGAATCATAAGGAGAATCCAAATGGCATCAAACAAACTTATGGAAGCAGCTGCTGAAATTCTTGCGAATAGCAAGAAATCTGCAACAGCTATGCCTCCACAAAAATTAGAAGGTGAAGTACAAGACCTTGGTGGTCCAACTCCACAGAATGCTAAACCAGATGACAATTCGCACAAAATTCATGCGGGCGAAAAAGCACCTGACAATTCTGGAAAGAATAAGAGTACAATTACCACTAAGCCTTCAGATGCTTCCCCTGATACCCAGAACAAAGCTGGTAAGACCATGAAAGAGGAAGAAGAAGTTGCTGAGGAAGAAGTTATTGCTGAAGAAGAAGCTTTAGACGAAACTTCTCATAAAGAAGAAATGAAAAAGAAAATGAAAGAGGATATCGATGCGTTATTTTCTGACGATTCTACCATTTCCGAAGATTTTAGAAATAAAGCAGCTACTATTTTTGAAGCTCGTGTTCTTGACAGAGTTACTCAAATCGAAGAAGAAATGGAAGTCAAATATGCTGGTATGTTAGAAGAAGCTATCGATTCTATCAAAGCTGATCTAACAGAAAAAGTTGATGACTATCTAAACTACGTTGTAGAACAGTGGATGGAAGAAAATCAAATTGCTGTCCAATCTGGTCTACGTTCAGAAATTACAGAAGAATTCATTGTTGGTCTACGTAATCTATTTGCTGAACACTACATCGACGTACCTGAAGATAAAGTTGATCTAGTTGATGAACTTGCAGGTAAAGTTGAAGAGCTAGAAGATCAGTTAGATGAAGAAATCAAAACTAACATTGAATACAAAAAAGCAATTCTTGAGGCTGTAAAAAGAGAAACAGTTTATGAAGTTTGCAAAGGACTTACCGAAACTCAAGTTGAAAAAATGAAATCACTCGCAGAGAGCGTAGATTTTTCCACAGAGGAAGAATTAAAAGAAAAACTTGAGACAATTCGTGAAAACTATTTCCCATCAAACATCAAAAAAGCTGATGAGACTCAATTACACGAGCAAGTGTCTGACGAAGCAGATGAGAAAAAAGCAAAAGTATCTTTTGATCCAATCATTAATGCTGTCGTTCAATCGATTTCAAAAACAAAAATTTAATAAACTAAGGAGTTAAAAATGTATTTAACCGAAGAACTACAAAAAAAATGGGAAGCAGTGTTAGAGCACCCAGCTCTACCTGCTATTAAAGACCCATATCGTAAGGCAGTTACCGCTCTTGTTCTTGAAAACCAAGCACAAGAAATGGTAAAAGCTGGCGGCAACGTACAGCAACTTACAGAAGCAACACCAACTAACGCTGCTGGTACAGGTGGTTTTAGTGGCGGCTCAACTGCAACAGGTCCTGTTGCTGGTTTCGATCCAATCCTTATCAGTTTGGTTCGTCGTTCATTACCTAACCTTATTGCATATGATATCTGCGGCGTTCAGCCAATGACTGGTCCTACAGGACTTATCTTCGCAATGAGAACCATGTATGGTACTGACCGTGTTCCATCAACTGGTGCAGAAGCATTCTACAATGAAGCTAATACAGTTCATGCCGGTGATAGAACTGGTTCACACACCTCTCTATCGCTTGCTGCTAATACAGCACTTGGTAACGGTAACGTATTTGCTTCATCTGTTGCAACTGGTACTGCTATGAACACAGCAACTGCTGAAGATTTAACTTTTGCAGAAATGGGTTTCTCAATTGAGAAAGTATCTGTAACTGCTAAGACCCGTGCTCTAAAAGCAGAGTACACAATGGAATTAGCACAAGACTTGAAAGCAGTTCATGGTCTTGACGCTGAAACCGAATTAGCAAATATTCTTTCAACAGAAATTCTTGCTGAAATTAACCGTGAAGTTGTTCGTACAGTTTATTCGTCAGCTAAAGTTGGCGCACAAGTTGGTACAACAACTGCTGGTACTTTCGACCTAGACACCGATTCAAACGGTCGTTGGATGGTTGAAAAGATCAAAGGTCTTGCTTTCCAAGTTGAACGTGAAGCTAACACCATCGCAAAAACTACCCGTCGTGGTAAAGGTAACATCATGATCTGCTCGTCAGATGTCGCTTCTGCTCTTGCAATGGCTGGTATTCTTGACTACAACTCAGCACTACAAGGTCAAGTTAACCTAACCGTTGATGACACTGGTAATACTTTTGCTGGTACAATCTTCGGTCGTATCAAGGTTTACATTGATCCATACTTCCCAGCATCAGCATCTTCAGAGTTTGCTGTAATTGGTTATAAGGGTGCAAACGCTTATGACGCAGGCCTATTCTACTGCCCATACGTTCCTTTACAAATGGTTCGTGCAGTTGATACAGGTAACTTCCAGCCAAAGATTGGCTTCAAGACACGTTATGGTCTAGTTGCTAACCCATTCGCTGAAGGTACAACTCAAGGTTCAGGTGTTATCACTGCTAGAACTAACTTGTACTACCGTGCGTTCAAGATTGCAAACTTAATGTAATCTTTAAAACACAAAAGATAATAATTATAATAATGTGTTTAAGAGGGACTGTAAAAAGTCCCTCTTTTTTTTCGACCTAAATAGTACATAACGGAGAAATGATTTTATGACCGCGATTACTAGAAACCCTTCAAACCCAAATTTTTTACAACCTAACAAGTTTATATTAACTTTTAGTAGGTTGCCAAATATACAATATTTTTGCCAAACGGTTACTGTGCCTGGTATTTCAATGGCAGAAATACCACAATTTACGCCGTTCGTTGATGCTTATTTACCTGGCGAAAAAGCTATATACGATTTATTAAATGTAACATTTATGGTAGATGAAAATTTAACTTCTTGGAAAGAAGTACATGATTGGATTCGTGCAATGACTTTCCCAGAAAACTTCGATGAGTATAAAAATTTGGCAAATTTAAATCCAAATAGAGCTCAAAGATTAAAACCACAATACTCTGATGCTAAAATAGTTTTATTATCTTCTTCTAATAACCCCGTAGTTGAGTTTGTTTTTTATGATGTTTTTCCTACATCAGTGAGTACCATCATACTCTCATCACAAGAAACTCCAGATAGTCCAGTCACTTCAGACGCAACATTTAGGTACACTTATTATGATATAAAATATGTTTGACATTTACTAATACCTATAGTATAATGTCAATAGGAGGATATTATGAAACAATTGGAAGAACTACTAGAGATGTGGCGGCAAGATTCTGATATTGATCGTACCGAGCCAGACAAAGAACTTTTAAATATACCTAAACTTCACAGCAAGTATTTGAATATACTTTCTAGGCACCGTTTACTTTCTAAAGAATCTGAGTTTAAGTATAATAAAATGAAAAAAATAAAGTGGGAATATTATACAGGTAAATTAGATGATGATGAATTGAAAGAAAGAGGATGGGAGCCTTTTCCTTACGTACTCAAATCCGAGATTAATACATACTTAGAGAGTGATGAAGATTTAAACAAATACTTAGCAAACAAACTAATGCATGATGAGATTGTTGATCTGTGTACATCAATAATGAAAGAGTTGAATAGTAGAACCTTTCAACTTAGAGATTACATAGGTTGGCAAAAATTTATACAAGGTATATAATTGACTGATACTATTATTCTTCGTAAGAAAAACGAATCGTTTATACATTTTGAATGTGAAAAAAGTGTAGCACAGGAACTATCAGAGTATTTTACTTTTTATGTTCCTGGTTATCAATTTACTCCCGCTTATAAAAACAAAATTTGGGATGGTAAAATTCGATTGGCTGATCTTCGAACTTTTACTATGTATCATGGACTTGTTCCTTACATTGATAAGTTTTGTAAAGAACGTGAGTATAATCTAGAAATAGATTCAGATGTGGTAAATACGGAGAATTTTTCTCTTGTTGAAGCAGTAGACTTTGTAAAGACTTTAAATCTTCCTTTTGAAATACGTGACTATCAATTACAGGCATTTGTACATGCTATAAGAAATAAAAGAATATTATTATTATCACCAACAGCATCAGGTAAGTCTTTAATTTTATATTGTATAGTAAGTTACTTACAAGCGTCAGATTTTAAAAAAGGTTTGTTAATTGTTCCAACAACATCCCTTGTTGAACAAATGTATAAGGACTTTCAAGATTATGGGTACGATTCTGATTCTTTTTGCCATCGTCAGTATTCTGGTAAGGAAAAGACAACTGAAAAATTCTTAACAATCACAACATGGCAATCTATCTATAAAAATGACCTGGAGTATTTTGAACAGTTTGATTTTGTACTAGGTGATGAAGCTCATCAATTCAAAGCTAAATCTTTAACGACTATTTTATCTGGCTGTGTAAATGCCAAATATAGAATAGGTACTACAGGTACATTAGATGGTACACAAACTCATAGATTAGTTTTAGAAGGTTTGTTTGGTCCAGTTTACAAGGCTACATCTACATCAGAATTGATTGCCTCTAAACAACTCGCTGACTTTAAAATTAAATGTCTCATACTAAAACATCCAGAAAATGTATGTCAAGCCGCAAGAAAATGGGATTATAATTCCGAGATAGAATACATAGTATTAAATGAAGCCAGAAATAAATTTATAAAAAATCTAGTGTTATCGTTAGAAGGTAACACTCTAATACTTTTTCAGTTTGTAGAAAAACATGGTAAAGAACTTTACAAAATTATTAAAGAATCTACTAAAAATAGACATGTATTTTTTGTTTTCGGTGGAACAGATGTTGAAGTACGGGAGTCAGTTCGTGAGATTACTGAAAAACAAAGAGATGCAATCATTGTTGCTAGTTACGGGACTTTCTCTACTGGGGTTAATATCCGCAATCTTCATAATATTGTTTTCGCCTCACCTTCTAAATCAAGGGTTCGAAATTTACAGTCAATAGGAAGAGGACTAAGAAAGGGAGATAATAAGGAACAAGCCGTGTTGTTTGATATTGTCGATGATATGAGAATAGGCAAATTTACTAATTTTACCTTGAATCATTTCATAGAACGTGTTAAAATATACGATGATGAAAAATTCAATTACAAGTTTTACAACATAGAGCTCAAATGAATAATCAACCAACAATAAAAATAGTTCGACTTCAAACTGGTGAAGATATTATTTCTAAGATAATCGAAGATGATGAAAGTGATATGGTATTATTAAGTAATCCAATGAGAATGATTGTAAAAAGAGTTGAAACAGGACAATCTATTTTTATGATGATGCCTTGGTTACCAATAGAGGTAATCAAAGAAGATTCTGCTATCATCTATAATTCAGATATCATTACCATGTTTGAACCAAAAGATTCTCTTGTTGAGTATTATCAAAGTATGGTAAATGAATCTATTCTATCCATCTTGAAAAATGAAGAACTTTCTTTTGATGATGAAACAGAAGAAGATGAATACAATGAGGAATATGAACTAACTGAGGAAGAACTTAAGGAAATAGAAGAATACAGGAAGAACAAGAAACTTCATTAATCTTCATACGGAACACCGCTAGTTTAACACTTGTCAAGCACTATGTCAACACTTTTATAGGTAATAATATGGCTAAATCGAATCACTATATCAATAACGCAGATTTTCTTGCAGCACTAGTACAATATCACAAAGATTGTAAAGATGCCAAAAAGAATAAAACGGAAGAACCTCCGGTACCAAATTATATTGGAGAATGTTTCCTTAAAATTGCAGAACACCTCTCAAGGAAGCCTAACTTTATTTCTTATACTTTCCGTGATGAGATGATTGCTGACGGTATTGAAAACTGCCTAATGTATTTCCGTAACTTTGATCCGGCAAAGAGTAATAATCCATTTGCTTATTTTACTCAAATCATATATTATGCTTTCTTACGCCGAATCATGAAAGAGAAAAAACAACTCTATGTGAAGTATAAGGCAACTCAACAGTTTGGTTTACTTGATGAGGGTGAAATGTATGAGGATGAAAACGGCAACATGAAACAGTTTGAACTATATGATAATATTTCGGAATTCATACACAACTTTGAAGAAAATAAAAGAAAGAAAAAAGAAAGTAAGACTAAAGGTATAGACAACTTTGTAGAAGAATAACTTATGAAATTATGTATATTGGGTGATACACATTTTGGTGCTCGAGGTGATTCTTTAGATTTTCACACGTACTTCAAAAAATTTTATGATGATGTATTTTTTCCTTATTTGGTAGAAAATAAAATCAACGTAGTCGTTCAGATGGGCGATCTATTCGATAGGAGAAAATTTATCAATTTCAATTCACTCTACCTATCTCGAAAATATTTTTTCAATAAACTTAAAGAACATGAAATCAACTTATATACATTAGTTGGTAATCATGATGTTGCATTTAAAAATACACTTGAAGTAAACTCACCATCATTGTTATTAAACGAATATGATAATGTATTTTTAGTAGAAAATTTTTCTACAGAAAATTTTGACGGTGTAGATATTGATATAGTGCCTTGGATTTGTTCTGATAATGAAGAAGAAATATTTGAAAAAATAAAAAATAGTAAATCACAAATTTGTTTTGGGCATTTTGAAATAGATGGATTCGAAATGGATCGTGGCAATGTTCATCAAGGTGGGCTTGACAGAAAGACATTATCAAAGTATGATATAGTGTTGAGTGGACATTTTCACCATAAATCTTCTTCTGACAATGTGACTTATGTTGGCACTCCTTATGAAATGACCTGGTCTGATTATAATGATCCAAAAGGATTTCATATCTTTGATACTGAAAAAAGAGAACTGGAATTTGTAAAAAATCCATATTCGATATTTCATAAAATAATGTATGATGATACGAATCATGATTTTGAATATTGGCAATCTTATGATTTTTCTAAGTACAAAGAAACTTATATAAAATTGGTTGTCTTAAACAAACAAAATCCTTTTCTATTTGAACATGTATTAGACAACTTGTATAAAATTGGTGTAAGTGATTTATCAATAGTCGAAGATTTTACCGACAACTTAATTGGTGATGATCAAGATATTATCGATCAGGCTGAAGATACGATGACAATCTTATCTAAGTATATTGATAATCTAGAATTAGATGTTGAGAGTGACAAACTAAAAACCGTTATGCGTGAACTTTATGTTGAAGCATTGAATACTGAGGTATCTGATTAGTGATAATTTTTCGTAATATTAAATGGAAAAATTTATTAAGTACTGGTAATAGTTTTACAGAAATTAAGTTAGACAATACCAGTAATACTTTAATCGTAGGAGAAAATGGCTCAGGTAAGTCAACCTTACTTGATGCTCTTTGTTTTGCTCTTTTTGGTAAAGCATTTAGAAATATTAATAAACCTAATCTTGTAAATTCAATCAATGGTAAAGAAACTGTGGTTGAGGTTGAGTTTAGTACAAACAATAAAACGTATAAAATTGTACGGGGTATCAAACCAAACATCTTTGAAATCTATTGTAATAATGAACTTATAAACCAAGAAGCTGCATCAAGAGATTATCAGGATTACTTAGAAAGATTTGTTTTGAAAATGAACTATAAATCTTTCACACAGATTGTTATTCTAGGTTCAGCATCTTTTACACCGTTCATGCAACTGTCGGCTTCCGATAGAAGAACTATTATTGAAGATTTATTGGATATACAAATCTTCAGTACAATGAATGGTATTGTTAAACAAAGAATTTCAACGAATAAAGAAAATGTTTCTGTAAAGAAAAATGAAATTGAATTGCAGACACAAGAATATAAATTGAAGAAAGAACATCTTGATAAATTAAATCAAGATGTTGAATCTAAGGTGAAAGAATATGAAACCGAAATACAAATCAATAATGATGCCCTTGAATCACTACACACAGAAATTCAAGGATATGCAAATACAATTTCAGAATTACAAGTCACCGTGGAACAAAAGATCGAACTCGAAAACAAAGTTAAGAAAATCACTAAACTTGAGTCGCAGATTGAAAACAATATATCCAAATTCAACAAAGATATTGATTTTTTCCGAGTTCATGATGATTGTCCAACGTGTAGACAAGCCATTGCCATGGAGATTAAAGAAAGAGAAATCGAAGCACTTACTGGAAAAGTCGAACAATCTCAGCAAGGTCTTAATGATCTCGAATCTAAACTCAATGAAGAACAAACAAAGTTAAATGATATTTTAGAAAAACAAAAAGAAATACAAAAACTTCAAGTTGAACTCGCAACAAAAACAGCATCAATTACTGGTATAAACAAATATTTACAGAAGTTAAACACACTTATCAACGATCTAAAAACATCGAAGGTAAATACACACAAAGATGAACTGTCACTTAAAACATTAAAAGAATCTTTAAGTAATTTAGAAAATGAACTGAAGGAACTCATCAATGAAAAAACTTATTATGAAGCTGCTTCTAATTTGTTGAAAGATACTGGCATCAAAACAAAGATTATAAAACAATATCTACCAATTATCAATAAATTAGTTAATAAGTATTTGTCATCATTAGATTTCTTTGTCAATTTCAATCTTGACGAATCCTTTAAAGAAACAATTAAGTCTAGACATCGTGATGATTTTAGTTATCATAATTTTTCTGAAGGTGAGAAACAACGTATTGACATGGCACTCATGTTGACTTGGCGTGCTGTAGCTAAACTAAAAAATTCTTCTAATACAAATTTATTAATACTAGATGAAACTTTTGATTCTAGTCTTGATTCAAATGGTACTGAAGAACTTATGAAACTGTTGCAGATGTTAGAAGATGTAAACCTGTTTGTTATCTCGCATAAAGGAGATATACTACAGGATAAATTTATGAACGTAATTAAATTTACAAAAGAAAAGAATTTTTCGAGGATAGTCAAATGAATTTTAAAGAATATTTGACCTGGTACAGGGATGTTGTTGACAAAGAAGTTGAGGGATGGTTTTATCCAATTGATGTTGTTGTTATGTATGGTATACTAAAAGAATTACAGAAAGATATACCTGGAGATATTTGTGAAATAGGTGTAGCTTATGGTAAAAGTGCTATCGCAATTTCTAATTTTAAAGAGCGAAATGATAAACTTTACTTATATGATATTTTTCCAGATGAAGTATATAA